GACGAAGACAACAAGGCGTTCATAATCAAGAACGGCGCAGACGTGGAGATTTTCCGAGTGGACGAATCGGGCGTAGTCACGGTCAATCAGGCGTTTGCTTTACCAACGGCAGACGGCGCGGCCAATCAGTTACTTAAGACGGACGGTGCGGGCACTGTTTCATTTGGTGCAAACCTTCAGGACTTGGACAACGTAGCCGCCTTAACACCAGCGCCTAACGCGGTACTTACGTGGTCGGGTAGCGAATGGCAACCAGCCGCGCTGCCTTCTCCGCCGCCTACGGTTGACGAATTAAACGACCTTACCGACGTTACGATTACCACGCCTGCGACAAATCAAATCCTGCGCTTCACGGGCAGCGTATTCAGCAACCAAGACCTGACGCAGTATTACAACCGCTACGCAACCGAGGCGGAAACTTTGCGAGCAGGCGCAACGGCTACGGTTGAGCTGTACTATACGGCACAGGCTGACGGCGACGGCTATGCGGAGAGTGCGGAGAGCGACACGGCAACGGCTGGCTACGACATCCGCCGCAAGCTGTACTATGCAGAGAAAGCGCAGGCCGATCCGAACACCAGCGGCGATTGGACGCAGTTTACAGCCATCGCAGATAACACGACGTTCGCGGATGCCAAGGCGGCTTTGCTTGCGTACTTGAAGGAGCGCACAGGCGGCACGGTACCTATCTCTCTCAAAATGACGTGGGAAGAGGTAGCGCAAGCCCCTGCGTTCACGGGGCTATTGAATGAGACGTACGGAAGCGGAGCTGCGGCGGCCTATGGCACGCGTCGTTTAAATGGAAATTACACAGGGGCGTGCATGACCATCCGCAGAGCTTCGGACGGCACGACAACGACAATTGGCTTTGTAGGTGAAGACATCGACGAGAGCGCAATTGAAACCTTCTGTACTGGCACTACCTGCACGGTACAGGTGTGGCACGACCAAAGCTCAAGCGGAGGTACGGGAAGCGGTAACGACGCAAGCCAAACAGACAGCACGAAGCAACCCACCATCTACACGGGTGGGGCTTTGGTAAAAGAGGGCGGGCGTTTGGCGTTAGATTTTGATGGTAGTGACGATAGCCTAACTGGAGCGGCATACAATCAAGCGACATCGACAATTCTGTTAGTTCAAACAAACGACACGACAAGCAACAACAAAAGAGCGTGGGGTATTGCTGGCGCAGACTTCAATGTTAAAAAGACTTTTGCAATGGATTCGGATTTGTCATTGCGTTATGACGGAGCGGCAAGCTTGGGTTCAATAACAGCGCAAACAGGAGTCCAATATTTGCGTTTTGCTGTTCGTACTACATCGTCGCAAACTGAACACGTAAACGGCGCATCGAATATTAACGATAATCAAACGCTGCCAAATTCAGAAGGTACTATAGCAATTGGTAATGCAAAACAGGACTTCTTAGCGTTTTATGACGGTAAATTACAAGAGGCGATTATTTACAGCAGCGACAAATCTACCGACCGCACCAGCATCGAAGAAAACGTAGGCGACTACTTCACGCAAAACACGCCACTACTCGACACGTACACAGGAGCGGCGGCGGCCTATTCTTTGCGCAAGCTCAGGTCAGCCTACAGCGGGTCAGCCATTCGCGTGCGACGGGCAAGCGATAACGCCGAGCAGGATATTGGATTCAACGTCTTTGGTGAGCTTGATACGGTCTCACTCGCTTCGTTCTGTTCAGGTACGAACGGCTTTGTGGCGACGTGGTACGACCAAAGCGGCAACGCAAACGACGCGACGCAAACGACGACAAGCGCACAGCCAAAGATTTACGACAGCGTTACGGGCGTGGTGACGGAGAACGGGAAGCCAATGATTCAAACCGCATCGCAGAAATATCTTAACACTAACGTCGATGACGGCGTTAAAATGTATACAGTTGCGAGCGTAGACCAAACATCAATGCTTGCTGAATGGAGAACGCCAGACGGTTCTGGCGCTGTGAGTCAAGGCTTTTTGATGGCAGCTAAAAGCGGAAGCACGGCTTCATTTTACGACAATACGACTTTGACCGTGAACGCCATCCGAAAAAACGGTAGTACATACGCATTTGCAAGCAAAACAAGGGGCGACATATATACTGATTTCTTTGGTCAACACTTAGGCTATTTTGACGTAACCACAGCGCGTAATGATATTTCTTTAGGTTATCAATATAATTCGGCTACGTTCCCGATGTACAACACTCAAGAATTGATAATTTATCCAAGTAGCAGCACGCACACACCATCGAACATCGAGGACAACATCAACACCTTTTACAGCATCTACCCATGAACGGTTACATAATTGTGTTACCCGAAGGAACGCTTACAAGCGAGAAACGCGCCAAATCAATTACGCGCGAACTCTACAACATCACAACGCCGCTCGCTATCCAACAGCCGTACCAAAAGGACGGGACGGTCTTTGGTGTGATTTCCCATCCTGACGGCATCCAACACGCCTTAATGGTGGATACTTCCTACATCATTCCCGTACACGAACAGGCGACGTTGGAGAAGCTGGTATCCTTGTTTCCTGAACTGAGCGACGCGGAACGCTTCAACCTCCAATCCTACGTGCTCAACACCGACGCCTTCCCGTTCGCGGCCATCATTCCAAGCACGACGACCGTGCGCGACCATGACTACATGGTACTCAACGGCTGGTTCACCGACGACGAGATATGACATTCATCCTTGAAATGCTGGCGTACTTCAATGGCACGCCGCCGCCGTACAACGCCAAGTACGATTTGAACCTTGACGGGTACATTACCATTGCCGACCTGCTGCAATACCTGACCTCGCTGTGATTGTCAAAGCAGTTAAGACCGTAGCACTGTTTGCGCTCGCCTGCGTAGCCATGCCCGTCGGCTTGCTGTACGGCACGCTGCTGTCCATAGCGTACACAGCGCAAAGGCCACGGATGTGGAAGCGCGAGGTATATGAAGCTGCACGGAGCATTAGCAAGGTGCTGAGCATCTTGGCTGCGGAACTTCTGAACCGCGCCTGCATCCAGAAGCAAGGCCGCAAGTTCGGCACGCATAGCGTTAGCGCGGTGCTGGGAGCAAACGACAAGGACGGCACGCTGCGGCCAATCGGTCAGCTGCTCGTAACGACGCTCGACAGCATAGAGCCACGGCACTGCGAACTGGCTGCCATGCGCGCAGGACTGTAAAAATGAATATCACTAAATTGCACCCATGAAGGTAACAATCCAAAAACCATACAACAAGGACGGCTGGAAATGGCCCGCCGGAACGGTTGTAGACGTATCCAACAAATTCGCAGCAAAGTTGAAGGCCGGAGGATACCTGGACAAGCCCGAAAAGACAGAACCAAAAAAATCTAAGAAATAATGGCCCAAACAACAGGCATCATTAACAGTTCGTCAATCCGTGTCTTTTTGGGCACGACCGACGACAGCGAGGTAGTAGTAGACCACGTAACCGAGTGCAGCATTTCCATGAGTACGGATATGCGCGACATCACAACAAAGACAAGCGGCGGTTGGCGCGAGCTTTTGCCCGGCCTTAAGTCGGCAAGCCTGAGCCTTTCCGGGTTGTTTGCAGAAGACGCAACCAACGGCTTCAACCAATTGGTCGACCACCAAATCGCAGGCGCGAAGTTGTATGTAGTATTCACGAACGTAGGTTCAAATGCAACTGCAAACGCAGGCGACGAGCAGTTCGACGTTGCGGGCTACATCACCAGCCTTGAGCAAACAGCCGGCGTTGAAGACAACGTAGGTTTTTCAATGACAATCGAAGTAACGGGCACAGTTGTACGCGAGGTAATTGCGTAATAACTTCGCTGCATGATTGAAATTAAACTCGACGGCAAGACGTTCCCGGTTCGCGCTACCATGCGAGCTTGGAAACGCTTTGAAGACAACACCGGAAAAAAGGTTGCCGAGGTTGACAGCAACGACGTAACGTTAATTCCTGAGCTGGTATACTACTTTGTCCAGGAAGGTTGCAAGGCGCAAGGCATGGCGTTCGAAATGGACGTTGACGATTTCCTGGGGTTGATTGAAATCGCCGACCTGCCTGCACTGAGCAAAACCGTTGCCGACTGCATGGGAACTCAAAAAAAAACGAGGGCCAAAGCAAGCCGTTGAGCTGGGACGAAATTGAGGAAATGGGGTTAGGGCAATTGCGCCTTAACCCCGTTTTGCTTTACGACCTAACGTTCACCGAGTTCGGTAACGCCATGCGCGGACACTACAAAGAAATCGAAGAACGGGAAAAGGCGGAATGGGAGCGCACGCGCTGGCTTGCCGCAATCGTGGTAAACCCACACGTAAAGAAACGCATAACGCCAAAAGACCTGGCAACGTTCCCTTGGGAGAAGAAAGAAAAGGCCGCCGACGGGTTTAGTATCTTGCGACAGTTAGCACAATGACATGGCGAAATTAGGGGACTTAATTTTAAGAGTTGGCGCAGATACTTCCAAGCTCAATCAGGGCTTAGGCGACGCGCGCAAAGCAATTGCGAAGAACACGGCAGAGCTTCAGCGTTTAGGCAGTACAATGACACGTACAATTACGTTGCCGCTTGCCGCCCTGGGTGCAGGCGCAATTAAAAGCGCGTCAGACCTGGAAACCCTGGAAACGTCGTTTATCTCATTAACTGGAGGCGCAGAACAAGCCGCCGCCATGATGAGTCAATTGAACGAGTTTACCGCAAAGACACCGTTTCAAATTGATGCGGTTGCAAAGTCGGCGCGCCAGCTTATTGCATCCGGTACGGGCATCGATGAGGTTAACGACCAGTTGCAATTTCTTGGCGACATCGCTGCAACCAGTGGTTCGAGCATTGACGAAATAGCCGCCATTTTTGCCAAGGTCAACGCCAAGGGAAAGGTTGAATTGGAAAACCTGAACCAATTAGCCGAGCGCGGAATCCCAATCTTTACCGCCTTAGCCGATGCAACGGGGTTACCTGCTGACGCTTTAGGCGCGGGCGCGGTTAGCGTCGAGCAGTTCAACGAAACCTTAAAAGGTTTTGCGACCGAAGGCGGATTCGCTGCCGGGGCAATGGAGCGACTAAGCGAAACGGCGGCCGGTAAGTTCAGCACGGCAATGGACAATTTGAAGCTTGCCGGGGCTGAGTTGGCGGAAGATTTAATGCCGGTAGTAAAAGACCTTATTGACGGTTTTACGCGCATGATGCAGCGCATTCAAACGCTTTCACCGGAAACTAAAAAATTTGGCTTAATAATCGCTGGCGTTGCTTCTGCCGTTGGGCCGTTGCTCGTTATGATTCCAAACCTTATCATCGGCATAAAAGCCGCGCGCACGGCATTTGCTTTGCTCAATACTACGATGCTAGCCAACCCATTCGGACTTGTTGCCGCAGGGCTTACGGTTCTCGTTGGGGCAATCATCCTGCTGACCGACGAAACAAAGGAAGCGGTAAGCGCGGTCGACCAACTCGCAGAAGCTAACAAGGGGTTGAGCCTTGAAGAACAAAAGCGCAACATTGAAGAACAGATCGCGAAGCAGCAAGAAATTGTTGACGGCCTAGAAGCGGAACGCGACGCAAAGCAAGAAATTGTCGACCAGGGATATGGCGGTAAGGCTATCAACGAAGCAAACGCGGCAAATGCAGCCTACAAAGCAGGCACTGACCAGCTCGACAAGCTCAACGCCATGCTTGCCAACGTCAACGACGAGTTAGCAAAGAACGACGACGGCAACAAGAAGGCAGCAACGTCAACGAACACGCTCACGCTGGAAATGGTGAAGGCATCGGCAGAGGCTTACAAGTTGCAGCAGGAACTTGCGAAGCTGGGCACGCAGGCCGACGAGTTGGTAGATAAGGATTACGATTTAGGAAAGGCGTTTTTCGGTAAGGCCGAGCCGAATTTGGATTTAGCTGAATTCGATTTTGTCGATGAGGTTTTCGGCGACGAGGACGATTTAGCAAAGGCGGGCGACCGCATACGAGCAACAGCAGCAGCGGCACAAGCAACCATGCAGCAAGTTGCATCAAATATCGGCGGATTTTTTACGCAGACATTCCAGGGTGTAATTGCAGGAACAACGACGTTTAAGGACGCTTTGCTTGAAGCACTTAAGGCCATCGCGATAAAGCTTGCTGCCATGATTGCAACGTTTGCTGTGTTGTCGGCATTCATTCCAGGTTTTGCCGGCACGGTTGGCGGCTTAAAAGGCTTTGTTGGTAGCGGCTTTGGATTCGACTTACCGCAATTCAGTAACGGCGGTATCGTCAGCGGCCCGACGCTTGGACTCGTAGGCGAGTACCCCGGCGCAAAGACGAACCCCGAGGTAATCGCGCCGCTTGACAAGTTGCGCGGAATGCTTGGCGGGCAAGCCGTACAAGTTACCGGCAAGATTAGCGGACGCGACATCTTGTTAACGAGCGAACGAAATGCAATTGACAGAAACCGAGTAAGAGGATTCTAATGGCTGACCCGATCCGACTATACAGCGAATTCACCGACGACCTAGGCGGCGATTGGCGCGTAAACATCCACGACGCAAACTTCACCGGGACAACTCAAACGTTCGTGCTTGGGGCTGATGGCTTCGTACTGCGTTATTCCGGTAACAACGAAGACCGATACCAACCCGTAATCGGCAGCGAAGTTACGTTTACGCTGATGGAAGAAAACAGCGTACACACGGGATTCATGGACGACCTGGCGACGGCTGCGGAACAGCGTTTCAGCGTCAGCATCTACAAAGACCCGGACGGAACGAATGACTTTTTTTGGGGCGGCGTGCTGTACCCGGAACAGGTAGTACGGCCCTTCGAATACTTCCCGGTCGCCAACACGATTACAGCGGCCGACGATTTAGGCAA